AGCCCAATAATGCCCGCAGAAATATCAAGCATCAATCGCTGTTTCCGCCGCTGCTTGTAGATTGTCGCGTCACGCCTGGCGCGTATCTCGCGCCGCATCGCCATCATCTCTTTGTATGTTTCATCGCCGTAGGACCATATGATCAGCTCCCGGACCTGCTTCTCCATTTCCTCGGTCTTTTTTTTTGCGATGATTGCGTTCAAAGCCTGCTCTTCGACGGAAGCGCCATCAAACAGCTTTTTGAATATAGGCGGGTTTTCGGCTTCCTTTTCGGCTTCCTTTATGTCCGCGACCAGGCCATACCAATGACCCAGCTTTTTCGCAACGTGCTCAATTTCCGCGCCCTTGCTGACAAGAACCTGGAGCCCCTTGAATGCGCTCGAGGCTATTGCGACTAACGAAAGCGGATCCATTCATATCACTCGGGCTTTTTCCATTGTCGTTGATCTTCATCCCACGCATACATGGTGTCACCGCTTGGATACGTAACGGGGGGTTGCCAATCAAAACTGCTATCTAATGTCCAGCTGGGGTATGGCTGTGGCGCTAAAAAGACATCATTAGTTGCGTCGTATTTTCCACCCACAATAGCGTATTGCTTGCGAATGCTGTGGTTATAAGAGGTTTGTATCCACGCACCCCCGAGATTTAAGTCAGCAGCCAAGTACTCTTGGCCCCTGGTCTCTTGCTCATCAGGTACCACAAGAACATTTATAACAACATTATTTTCATCTATTTGTGCAAAGTGCGCCATTTTTTACCCTAGTTGAGATGTTAAATATCTAATAATTATTAAACCCGATCCGCCCGCGCCACCGCTATATCCCGGCCCCGGATTATTTCCCCATCCTGCTCCTCCACCGCCACCGCTTCCTGTATTTGTAGTTCCAGCATATCCGGTTCCATTACCGCTGTTGTCTGGTGCGTTTGTACCGTCACCCCCGCCGCCTGACCCGCCGTTTCCGTCATTGCCTGTGTATCCACCACCACCACCGCCAGCATAATAATTAGAAACTCCCGTGCTGGTTGCACCCGCCCAAGTAGACTCTTGCGACCCTGCTCCACCGTAGCCTCCAGAATAACCAGCACCTGCCCCTCCGTTGCCGCCTGCTCCTCCACCGCCACCACAGCCTACGTATCCAGAGTAGGCGCCGTGACCGCCTGAAGCGCCACCATTGTTACCATAAGCTCCACCAGAGCCTCCAGCGGCAGAACCACCAGCGCCACCACCACCTGATCCAGAAGCGTTGCCGTTGCTTGTACCAGCCATCGGGCCGCCACCCCATGTACCTCCGCCAGCACCCCCATTGGATGTAATGCTATTAAATGTGGAGTTGTTTCCTGTTCCTGCTCGTTGGTATGAGCTTCCTGCTCCACCGCCACCGCCAGCACCAATTGTTACCGTGTGAGAGCCTGCAGATATATCTGTTCCAGAAGACGTTGAGAGACGATAAGCTCCAGCACCGCCACCTCCACCAGCCGCATATATCGGGAAACCGCCACCGCCGCCTCCACCACCACCGATGATCATGTAATTGATATCTTCTAGCGTTCCACCAGACACCACCAAGCTAGATGAAGAGGTAAACGTGTGATAGGTGTACAACCCAGAGGTAGTGATCGTTCCTCCAGTAACCTCAAGCGGGGCACTTCCGGAGCTAAAACCTTTAGCTGACGCCGCTCCAATTGTAGATAGCAACGGCATTATGCGTATTGGCTCTGGCTGGCTAATACTGTAAACGTAGCGTCTGCCGTTTTAATAATTGTAAATGTGTAAGCATCAATTGAGTTTGCATTTCCCGCAGATGGGGCAGAACCGCCAGACCACTCGGGGGTCACTGACGAGCTATCTACTTGATAAGCGTTAAGATAATAAGCTGAGCCGCCCTGCTTCATTAGCACCGCGGAAGTCATGCTTTCCCCCACTGCCATTACAGCATTTAACGCTGTAGACCCGTCTCCGCGAAAGTTGATCGTCCTGTTTGCGGTTTGGTCCGTGTTGTAAAGCTGAACGGCCTGAGAAAGAAAATCAAAGTTTATTGTTCCTGTGGTAGACGTTGGAATGTCGACCTTTTCAATCATCTCGGCAACAGACGTTGTGCCAAAAAAATTAACCTTGGCATCAGAGTCTATTCTCATAGCCTCCGCGCTTGCTGCACCACCCGAGTTGGTGTGAAACGATAACGACGTAGAACCACCAGAGGAGTATGAGCCAAGCGTGGCCAGCCCGGTGTCGGTTTCGTAATAAAGCTGCAACCCGGTTTGTACGGGCGTTGTATCAAAAGACGCTGCGGAACCCTGAGCCATGATCTGGCCAATACTATCAATTCTCAAACGCTCCGTGACGGCGGTGTTAGTTGTCACGCTTCGAGTACCGAAAACGATATCGGCTGTCGTGCCGCCAGATGACGATGTGCTAACAGCGGCAATTTCTGCTGGCGGCTCAGTATAGCCGCTACCCGTAAAGCCCAACCCGACAGCGTAATAACCATTGCCAACAAATGCTTCCTGACCGACCTGGAGCATCGGGCTACCGAATGCGGTCGGCGGTGTCCTATTAATAACGATCCTGGCACTGCTATGGTTGGCAGTGGAGCCGACACTGATGTTTTCGTCGGTATTGATGGTTAAAGCGATAGCGTCAGCATTATCATCGATGCCGGTCGACGCGAATGATGTTGCGGTATTGCCGTTAAAGTCGAGATTTCCGCCGAGCTGCGGTGTGGTGTCGCCAACTAGGTCAAACGTCAACGCGCTGAATGTAATAAATGTTGAGCCGTTGTATACCTTCAGCGCGTCGGATCCAGTATTAAAATACCAATCCCCAGCAGTGAGCGCGGCGCCATTAAGGTCGGTCGATGGATCGCTCGCCGCAGCGCCCAGGTAAAACCCTTCGATTGCATCGAGTGACGCCGCCGCGCTCGTTGCCGATGCTGCCGCAGCGGTTGCGCTAGTCGCGGAAGCGGTCGCGCTAGTCGCCGAGGCTGTTGCGCTGGTCGCCGCAGCGGTCGCGCTCGTTCCCGCAGCAGTCACCTTTGTCCCGGCTTCGGTCACAAAATCCTCGAGAGCATTCGGGAACCCCTCGACGTAGTTTAACCCCTCGAAATCCGCCAGCGTATAAGTGACGCTGTTTAAAGTTACTGGGAAGGCCATTAGATTATTTCCTCGATTGTCATGGTGCGACTATATCTTGAGAGCGTGGTATTTTGTATGGCGCCAATAGCAGCCAGCCGCCCGTATATGTTTTGAGTTAGCCAGGTAGCCGAATCGCCCGGCTGGGGAATGACCAGAACATCTTTCGACACCCCTTTCACCCGGTCGATGTTGTTAAAAACATTGTTGAATATTTCCGATTCTGGCAGGTGGATTAGGTCGAACGTGATGCGTCGATACTTCCGCACCTCATCGACAAACACCTGACCGCCTCGGGATTTGGTCACTCGGGAATCATCGACAAACTGAATCGATACGCCGTTAGCGTAATTGATCGTCGGCTGATAAGCCGGGCCAGCAATCAATCGCCCGGCCTCCAGATATCCCGCCGAATTGGTCGAATCGGCAATGTTCAGCCTGATATATCTGGCGATTTGCGCGCTCGGCAGCAGCGTAAACGTGCTCGCATTGTAAAGGCTGATGACGCTCGACGATGGCAGCCCTCCCCAAGTGAACACGCCCCAGGGCGATCCACCGAACTGCTCAACCGGCGCCCAAGCGTTAAGGGTGCCGGAATCGTACAGTGTTGAAGTGAAATTATCATTCGATAGGCGCCAGCGAACGGTCGCGGATGTCGTCAAGTTGTGAGCGATCAGCGCGAAAAAATCCATGATCTTCTGAGATCCGAGATCGATGTTAATCTCGGCAGAAGTCGCGCTGTTAGTCCGCCAGACCTTCACGATCTGAATATCCTGGAGATTAGTGACCGGCAGAGTCGCTGCCGCCGAATCAGCGGTCAGCGTTGAAGCGCCATCGACATAGTTGTCGGACGATATGATGATTTTCTCAGCCATTCAGCCCCATAACTCCAGCTCGACCTCGTTCGATGCCGCGTCCTCGGTGATCGTGATAACGCGAAACTTTTTACCGCTGGTCAGATTATACCGATCAAAGGCGATCTGTACGACATCATTCAGCTTTAGCGTATACGGCTGAGTCTTCACCCTGATCCTGTAAAAGTCTCTTTGAGAGCCATACAGGGCCAGCAGTCGCGTCGCCTCGGTGCTGGCGGCGCTGGACGCTGCGAAAAGCGCCTCGATGACCAGCTCCTCCGAATTAGGGTAAATAGTGCGGATGCTGGCCGTGTTGTCCGCCTCGAATAGCATATCGCGCACCAGGTAATCGCGCTGCGCGGTCGTAATTGACGCCCCGAAATCGCTCTCGCTCATCACCTTGTAGTTTTTGTCATAGCCGACGCGGACCCGGTGATTCGGGGTCGCCGACGACTGCCGCTGCGCCTCGATGATGTTAGTCAGATCAAAATCGGCGTCAGCGGTGCCGCTTGCCAGCTCCAGGCGGGTCATTTCAAATTTACCGGATCGGTTGAATCCGTAAAACGCGCCCACGCTATTCGCCAGCTCGTCCAGAACCTTGAGTATGGTTGTCGATTTTTCGACATATATCCCGACTGTCGAATTGTTGGCGGTGTTCAGCGCGGTCAGAGATGCCGTGTCCAGGTCGCCGGGGTCGGTGAGACCGCCATAAGTTGTGACGATTTCCCTGGCGATGTCGCCCGCGCTGGTATGGTAACTGCTGCCGCTGTCGACATATCCTTGGATATCCGCCGTGATAACCCCGGTCGCCGCTGCGACCAGCGTGATTTTTCCGGCATTCAAGTCCACCGTATAATCTGACGTCAAATTAAGCGCGACACCTGCCTGATATACCGCCGAGACTGCGTTTATTTTGCCGTCATTTACTTGATACACCCGATTAGTCGAGTCGATGAGCACCGGCTCTATATTCCTGACCTCGCCAAAACATAGAGGAATCGGCTTGCCGAGCACGTTATCGGATAGCGACGCATCAGTGTAAACATTGGGCGGGAATTCGATCTCGAAATCTTCCTGGTTGTCCCGGAGAACAACCTCGACGGTTTCGTCATCAAACTCGATGGTTTTCGACTCGCCCTTGAAAATGGTGAAGAAATTGGAAAGCCCGGCCCCGAACTCGCCGACCTTGACCTCGACCTCGCGACTGTCCCAGGCATATCCGGCGAAATCGTCCAGCGCGCCGTCGCCATTGGACAGCACCAAATTTCCATAGCCCGGACGCGAAAACCCGCCGACCCGACCACTGCTAAACATAGCGCGCGAGAATGTAATCGGCTCGATCAAGCGCGGATCAAAAAACTGATTCGCCGGGGTATCGCTGGGTCCGGTAACAAAACCGCTATCGGAATAGTAAAGCGTTAGCGCGCTCGCACCGCTGACATCGTAAGGTTTCAGAATGGCAATGTAGGAAAGCTGGACGTTTCTCTTCGCGACCAGCTCGGCGAGCGTAGTGGCGACAGACATTATCGGACCCCAGCGGGTCGGCGACCACTCAATTCCCTCGAGAGCTGCCGCCGCAGCATGACGATTTCATCTTTCATATCGTCGATGGATTGCTGCAAATCGACGCTGTTCCCCTTGATCGGGGATACCGTTCCGCCTCGGCTCGGAACAAACAGCTCCGGGCCATCCTCGCCGACCATCGACGCCTGGCCGCGCTCGAGCGGTCCGCCGAACTGTCGGCCTTGAACAAACAGCGAGCCGCCCGCGACCGCGTTGGCGTTGTTGAATAACTCCTTAACCTGCTTATCAAAACTAAAATCGCCGATGCCCAATTTGAAATCTTGCATGGGGTTCAATAGAGAATTGAAAAGGGAGCTGACTAGCCCGTCATAATCAAAGCCGTTATTTAGCTCTTGCGCCTTATCGAAATTCCCCGCCGACGCTATCGGCCCTAGAATTTTCGAGATGATTCCGCCGGCAATCTCGGGAATAAACATTCCATCATAGTCCCGAGGCGTCCCCCCCATTCGATTCGCGGCCATGCTGGTCGCCGCCTTGACCGCCGCGATGATAAGCATCTCCAAGTTTTCCATAACCCGCCCGAAAGGATTTAGGGTGATGCCGCCCGGGTCGTATTCCAAAAACCTGGGAATGTTATACCCTAGCCCCCGGAGCCATTTCATAAATGCCTCAAAACTTGGGAAACCGCCAATTGTGCCGGTGACTCTGCCCACCTTCATGCCCACGCCGCCCCCATCCGCGAATCCTGGCATCATTCCATCATTCAGTTGACTCATGAATCCTAGGCCGAACTTGTCGACGGCTTTCGCCTGCATGACAAACTCGCCGCTCGAGAGCATGGCCGGAACCGCATCCGCTCGGGGTCCGCCTGGGCCGCTGACCATTCCGCCATAAGCAAACCCATCAACGGATCCACCATCGCGCAATCCAGGGATCAGGTTTTTGAGGAAGTTAATTCCCACCGATGCAATTGCCGCTGAAGCAATGTCTTGGAGAACCCTGACAATTGCGTCCTTAAAGTTGCCAAAGCTAGTCAGTGAACTCGAGAAAAACCCGCTGAATGCACTGGTTAAGGTTCCCAGCGCCGCCCCGAATCCGCCGAGAGCCGACCCGTTCCCCGTAAACAGGTCTTTTATTGCCTGGCCGAAATCAGTGACCGGGCTAACCCCGAAGCAATTCGATATTGCGGTCTTGACACCACCCTCGCCAATTAGCGTCACGACCAGCGCATCGAGCGAACCGGCGGATCCGGTGATACCATCAAGCTCGGACAAAAACTCCTCGAGCGGAGTGCCGTCGAACGCATCTCGAACGGCCTGCTCAAATTGCGTAAGATCTGCCGAGTTTAGCTCCTTGATTTCGGAGTGGACGTTTTCGGTCGCGATCTGATATTGGCGAGCGCTGATAGCGCCTTTCTTATATAGAGAATCCAAATCATCCAGCTTGTCATTTAGCTTTTTGATCTCCGTTTCGGTTTTGTTTACCTCGTCCAGAACCTCGCGCTGCGATGCGGTAAGTCCGTCGGCGGCTTTGGTCGCCTCGACTAATTCCTCGCCCAACTCCTCCAGGCGGCGATTCAGAACGGCCAGATCATTAGTCAAATCGCCCTCGGCATTGTTTAGCGCTTCGATTGACGCCTTCACCTTGTCGATTTCCTCGCGAACGCGCCGCGCCTCAAACGTCACGCCGGTCAGCTCTTCAATACTGTTCAGCAGCGCGTTATTGAAATCCTCGGTCGTCGCCTCGGTATTCTCGACGGTATTTTTGAATTCCGCCATTTCTGATTCAAAGTCAGAAATATCATCGGCGCCGGTACGCGCAGCCTCGCGCAATTCCTCGAGCGCTTCGCGGAATGCGTCGGTCCTGACCGTGGCGTTGATTTCTTCGGTCGCCACATAGTCAACCGTATCTCCAAACTCCTCGAGAACCGGCTCCGTGTTGTCGACAGTATCGTTTAAGTTGTCGACCGCTTCCTCGAAGTCGTCTGTTTCCTTCGTGACTTTCTTGGTTGCGTCAGTGTTGTCATCGACCTGATCCTCAGCGTCTCCGAGTATTCCCTTAAAAAACTTTACCGCCTTGCCGACCTTGTCGGTGATCCCCAGATAATCATCGAGAGAATCGATTGTGTCGCCGATTTCCTCGCGGAATGCAAAAATAGCGGCAGCGGCTGCGACTGCCGCAGCAATAAATAGCGCAACCGGGCTTGCGAGAACCGCCAATACCGCCGCCATGCCCCCCAGCGCCTTTACCAGCGAAATAACCGCCGCCGCAAACGATATAACTTTGGCGACCACCATAGCCGCAATTAACACCTTAAAGGCTCGCGTGATCTTGTCTAGATTTTTTAGCAGCCAATCAAGTCCATCGAGCAAATCCCCGGTCAGTGGCACCGCCATCTCTGCCAGCCGGTCGGCAACCCTTTCCATAACCGGGACCGATTTTCCCAGGCCATTGATCATAGACGCCTGGACCCTTCGGCCCAATAAGAAAACGGTGTCGTTAAAATCCTCAATTTCCGGGGTTGCTTTACGATCAATCGTAATCCCCAGCTTTTTCATTCGACGCTCGGTTTCCTCGAGCGATTCGCTGCCTCCCTCGAGCATATTGACCATTGCGGCGCCTTCGCTATCAAATAGCTTAAACGCGAGACGCAATCGATCTGCCGGGCTTTTGACCTCTTGGAATGCATCGGCCAGCACTTTCATTCGCTGATCTAGCGGCAGCGCTTGGAGTTTTGCTGCATCGAGCCGCAGCTCTTTCAAAGCCCCCTGCGCTTCGCCAGTGCCAACAGCGGCCTCGGCGGTTCGCCGAGTAAAGCGCTGCAAGGCCATGTCCGCCGTTTGCGTAGAAATGCCCGCAAGCTCTGCTTGGGTTTGAAATTTAAACAGTTGATTGGAAGTAACGCCGAGCTTTGTTGCGGTTTTGCCAAGAGAGTCGGCGGTCTGGAGCGCGCTTTTCGCCAGCAAGCCGAACCCGGCCACGCCAGCGGCAGCACCCAGGGCGCCCGTCATGCCCCCCAGACTGCCTTTAATGCGATCAATTGCTTTAGTGGCGTTATTCAGATTGCCTTTAAGCGAATTGATGGCTTTGGAGGTTTGGTCTCTGCCTTCAAATACGACTTTGACGGTTTGGTTTGCCATTCATCGCCTCTTTGCGCGAGCGCTTGTAGTCCTCATCCTGCATGGTGAAGAATACCGACCATTCGATAAACTCGTCGACAGACATTTCGGCTTCAAGCTGCGAGACGGTCATCCCCAGCTTTTCGGCCAGCACAAAACGAAAGCGCCTGTCCGTCGACTCTCTTAGTTTTTTTCAAGCGCCTCGGCATCGCCTGACATCACCTGGTTTGCAATGCGCGCAACAACACTGGCGTCAACATCGTTACGCAGCGCGTTTTTGTCGTCAATCGTGAATAGCTTATCGCCATTATCATCGACCAGCTTCATTATCAGCAGCTCCGCCAGAGTATCCGCTGCCGATTGTTTCTCCGTCAAATACTGCAAGCGACCTTGATCCTTCAGAGTAAAGGGCGACGAATAGGCAATCATCGGCTGCCCATTCTCGTCGCCCCACTCCTCGATCTCGATACGCTTTAACGGCTTTGCCTTGAAATGTTCCGTCGCTCGCTGGATTGCGCTCGACTGCGATTTCGCGGCAGCCATTAGCTCACGGTTCCTTCAGTCAGTCCGCCGTCACCCTGGAGAGACAGTGATGCCTCGACCAGACCGTCGAAAGAGCTGTTGATCGTTCGACTTGTCACAATCGCCGCGCCAGAGAGTAAGTGGTCTCCCGTCGTGGATCCCTCGATCTGGAAATTCACCGTTACCTCGCTTCCGACTGTAAGCGCGCCCTGCCCGCTGGTGTCGGTGTCGTCAAAAAATACATCGACCGATCCGTTCCAGCTCTTCAAAGAGGCTTCAAAACTGCGATAAGTGTCGCCCATTGAGGTCGACTCAATAGTGTCCATTGTCTCATCTACGCTAAAGGATCGGATCTCCGCTATCGCGTTGGCTCCGACTTTAACGGTCCCTGCGTTGCCCGTTAATGTTGCCATTTAATTTGCCTCCTCGGCTTTCGTAGCGGCTCGATCTTTCGATTTCGCCTTTGGTTTACTGACCGGCTCGGTTGTCCAGCCATTACTTACAAGGCGACTCGCATCGGCCTCGTAGATCTTAATCGGGTCGCCGCCGCCTGGGGGCCACACCTGTATTCGCTTTGCCATGTCTCGCTCTCCTTTATGCGGCGGTATCGACCGCGTTCTCTAGGGTGACATATTGAATCTCCACGCCTATTTTCCCGATGGCGACAGGCTGATCGCCCTCGCCAGAGAAATCCGCATCGAACGACACGATCCTGGTATCTTTCGCCAGCCCGCCCCGTGTTAGATCTGCCGCGAGTGCTTCCTCTACTTCCTCGCTAATTGTATCGAGATCGTTGTCAAAATTCGATACCCCTTTAACGAAAGCGTCAATTGTGATCGTTAGCGTTCGCACCTGGGTGCGCGGGGGGTTTATCGTTTGCGCTTCAGTTTCTTCCGAATCGGTATAAATTGCCAAACCAGGAAGCTTGCTTTCCGCTAAAGCGTAAACCCGAGTCCGATATACATTACTTCCGGTGGTCGTCAGCCCGGTGAGCGTCGTCACAATGTTGTCGCGGATCTGTTTCCGAACGTGCGCCATTACTGCTTCTCGAGCTGGAACATAGTGGTCCCGGTGCCGTCGTCCATCACGACCCGGACAATGTAATTTGTTGAGTTTACCGTCAGCGCATCGCCCTCGGCTGCTGCCGAGACATCGCTGGTTTTGCAGTGAAAAATAGGCGCGGTGCTTGCTACCGGGACAAACCCGCCTGCTTCGATTGGTTCAAATTCATCGTCAAAAATCCCGGTAACGCTGGCAGCGGATCCGCCGCTCGGCGTATAGGTCGCCGTAACGCCGAAATCGTCAGCGCTGAAAAATACAGCTCGCTCGATGTCGGTCTCGACGCCCATTTACTTCGCTGCCTTCTTCCTGGTTGCTTTAGGCTTCGCCGCGCGGTTGTCCGCGTCGACTTCATTCGCCTCGGTCCAGGCTACCGCCCGGCCTCGCGATATCAGCCAGTGACCATCGGCGTCGCTCAAATCGAGCGCACTCCCGGCTTCCTTGTGCTCGCCATTCCAGGCGATTGATGCTACCAGCTTCACTTTCATTTGTGCCTGCCTCTCGATCTGTTCATAACGCTATATGGCGTGATTGTGTGAGGTTTGTCATCAATCCATATGTCTATAGATACCCCCGACCTCGCAACCGCTTCCATCTTGGACCTTGTTGCATAAATTACTGGGGCATTTATAGAAATATCCTCGCTCTCACTCTCCCATCTTTTCGTGACACAAAAAACCTTGCAACCGTGGTCCCTCATCGTGTCGATGACCAGCTCCCACATTTCGGGGTTTCTGGTGTAAGTGTCATCGTAATCTATCGCTATATTCACGAAAGAAAAGGCGCCCCGGAGGGCGCCGTTACATTTACGCGGTTGTAACATCAAGAATCGCAGCAAAAGACTCAGCGTTGCGAACTGCAACGTCGATATCTTGATACATAGCGATTCGAGTGGCGCCAGTGCTTGACCCAGTGTAAGGATCAACCAGCACATCCAAGCCGCCAAAATATCCGATCATGAGCGCGGAGAAATCTCCGAAGATCACGGCAGAGCAAACGCCGGAACTTGAGCCCTTGGTCAAATCAGATGGTGCTAGGGTTGTGCTTGCTACCGGATAACCGAGAAGCGTGTTGCTATCGTTGAGGATGAAATTGCCCTCGACGCCGCTCGCCTGGCGAGAGATCTGACGCATTTTGGCGACCACTTTGGGGTTCGTCAAATATGCCAGGCTTCCGCCGAGTGCGTTGTCGATTGCGACTTCTTTCTCCAGGTCAACCAGTGAAGCATAAGTGACCGGGCCGCCGTTGGTGCCGATGGCAACAGAACCGATTCCGCTGGTCTGAGTGATCCCGGTTGGCTCGTTAGATGCTCCGCCCTCGATTGCCACCTCGTCAATCTTCGCCGCGAACTGGCGAGTCATGTCGTCACGGATGACGGCCTCGACAGATGGGTCGGATTGCATAGAAAGCTTTCGCGAGATGTCGACATATTGAACGATAGTCTTTGGTGACATCGTAATCTGTCGGAACGTCGGAGCGCCTTCAGAGCCAGGCGCAGCATTTTCCGCCACAAAGCCCACGGCAGTTTTCGCGTTGAGCGCTGGGATAGCGACATCGCCTTTCAAGCCCTGCATTGATCGGGCGCCCAGGCTAGACGTCACCAGCATCGCGCGAAGTGCGTCGACAAACTCGCCGCCCAGGTGATCCGTCGGCTTCAAGAATCCACCAGCGGAATTGGTGCCAGCGGTCAAATCCCGCTTTTGAAACACCTGACTGGGGACATAAAAGCCGCGCGGCTCTTTGCCGTATCGTCGGGAAAGCTCTTCCGATACTTCGCGCTCGAAGCCATCAAAACGGCCTGCTTGCGCTGATCGGATTGCGTTGACCAGACTATACTCGCGCTCTTCCTTTTGCGTCAGCTCAACATCGGCAACGTCGAGCGGCTTGTCGGCAATCTTGTCCAACAAAGCGCCGCGAAATTGCGCGAGGCTTAATCCCTGGCGGATAGAGTCATCAGCAAAAGATCGCTGATTGTGCTTGGCTGCAAGGCCGAGCATTTCGTTAATCTCCTTGGATCTTTCGGCGGCGGCTTCCGCGCGAACCGAATCCAAATCGATGGGGTTTTCGTGTTCCATGATTGGAACCTCCTTTTCGATGGGTTTAATGGTTGCGGTATCGGACACCTCGACCGAACGCCCGACGCCGACCGACGGGTCGGCGGGTAGACTAACGATTGAGACTTCCATGATTTCGGCGTCAATTACTCGAAACAAATCTTGCTGATCCTGGTCTCTTTCCATGCGTCGAACTTTGTACCCGATTGAAACATTCGAGCGAATGCGGTCGAGCACATCCTGATAAACCTCGCCGGCAAGCGCGCCCCTTCCGAAGCGAACCGTCGCGCGGAGTCGCCGCGCCGAGCCGTCAAGATTTACGGATTCAATTACCCCGATTTGTCGCTCGGGGTCATGATCTAGCAGCAGCGGAGCATTGCCAGATCTCAAAAATTTCAGATCGAGAGTTTCCTCGGAGTGAACAATCAGCTCGCGACCGAATGACCTTTCGACCTCCATCTCGCTCGAGACTGACATTTCGACGCGCCGATCATCCTTTTCCTCAGCGTCGGCGTTTTCCATTCGGTGAAAAACTTCCGA